AGAAGAAGTTCATAAGCCTTCTTTCCGTATCCATAGACCTTGACGCCTTCGTCTTCACGACCGCGGACTACCACAGGCGAGAAATAACGTTGACGCACGAAGAGCGACTTGGCAAGATTCTTGCTGTCCTCGTCGTTGTTGGAGGTTCCTTCGCGCCATAAAGCGGAAGCAAACTCGCAGATGGGACATGCTTCGCCGTAATTACGTTTCGGGCAAAGAACACCACCGCGATGCTCGCCCACATTATAGTGGAAAGACATCTCCTTGAGGGGGTCCCCGTCGTTTGTTGGAACAATACGAATGTCCGTATCGCCCTCGTCTGGCTTAAACCAGACTGATGGAGTGTTATCTCCGTTTCCTTCTCCTCGAAGGGATGCGAGCTTGCGCCGCATCAGTTCCATATCAATACCCATTTTTTTCTCCTTTTATTGAATGAGTTCGCAACAAGCGTTCCTTATTGCTTTATTATGACACACTCGACGTAGCTTGTCAAGCGTATTTTTGCACTACGTTAGTAAGGGCAACGCAGAACCCAAAATCATCAAATTCAGTTTCATAGATCGCATACGAGATCTTACGGAATGCATTCCTTGGCTTTTGCTTGAGCAAATCGACCAACTTTTTATGAAGCGTTCCATCGTTCTCCAACTTATCCTTGTTTATACACATATAATAACATATGTCTCGGTCCATGTCAAGAGGAAAAAGCCATTTTTCTTCAAGATTCTTCATATTGAGCAAACCGATGGTTCTAATCCGACAAATGTCAAGCGGCCGGGCGACCATTCCGATCTCTGGCTCATTATGTTCAAAGAAATTTAAGTAATGAACAGTTGAGAAAATAGTGTGATTGAGTGTGGCGTAGTATTTCTTGATGGGAACGCTTCCAAGATGGTTTTCAAGCAATTCGTTGCTAACCAGCGTTGCTGACCTTAAGAGGCCTGAACGGGCATATTCCTGTATGACACTGAATACTACTTTATCTACTAACTTAGGGACGCCTGTGAGAAGCTCGCCATCCGGCTTAATATAAAACAACTCCACATCTGCGTGTTTAAGCTGTTCGAGAACACCAAGCGCATAGTTAGAACTCATCGAGGAGCCTACAACAAAGAATTGTACTCGGCCCTTAATATCACTAAAAAACTTTTTGAGATTCGGTATGTTTTGCTCATATTCTTCCGCTTCTTCATAATGCTTTAGTCTAAATTTATACTTAGAAGAGCGCTCGACAGAACTATTAAGCTGATAGACTTTATAATTGTCGACTGCTTTGAAGTTCTCTACTATTTTGGAAGCGGCGTTGCCCAAGCCAACTACGATCATAAATTCAACTCTTTCAATTCAAAGTAGTTCTTCCCAGCCTTCATTGAGCTGAGAAAGCCATCTTCGAATGTTTGTTTAATTTGCATTATAATGTCCCTGTCCTCATTATCAAAGTCTATCACAATTTCATCATGAAGTATATGAGAAACGAAAGATTTTCTTTCTTCTAGCATTTTATCTATGATAACAGCCTTAGCAAGTACACGATCCGCGGTTGAACTTTGAATCAAATAATTGAGAGCCCTGAAATCATCCACTGCAATCTTGCGCTGGTATGGTGTTATAATATATTCCCCATCGTACCATTTGTCAAGTATTTTTTTCTTATCATAAATCTCACCAAGATCTTGGTGCTCTAGAGAGTTATACAGCCATCCAAAAAACTCAATCTTAGCCTCGTCGCGCGTTAAAGTATTTGCAAATACATTTCTCACGTTCCAATCGTGAATATCGTAGTCTGGTTGTTCTTCTCCAGCAAGCTCTACAAACATCCGAACTTCGGCGCCGTTATAGTCTAGTGCCACAAAGAGGTCGTTGTGCGGCCGCAGGAGCTTGCGAAACTCTTTCTTGACTGTTAGTACCGGGAAGGAGCCAGGACGCGTTGTAAGGCGCCCTGTGACCGTACCGAACAGGTTGTAGTCAATGTAGGGGTAGTTCTTCACCAATTCTTGGGCTTTATTGCGCTCTACTGTCGAAAGCATTAGATGTCGGCACCCTTCGGCGCTTAAGTTGAGCTTGTTATACCTTATTTTATAAAGGAGCTTTTCTACATCACACAGGTGCTGGTAGTTATCGGGTTTTTCGTGAGTCTCAAAGACATGTTCTGTAATACGAGTTTTAACCTCGCAAAAGCGTTTTAAGAAATCATGAGGAACAAGATCGAAAATGCAATGGTCGTTTAAGTTAACTTTTGCCACCTTAAACGTCTTCATATATGCGCGCAGTTTGCGTTCGGTTGCGGCCAATTCCTCCGCATGCTCCTCGGGGCAACATTGCGCCAAAGGCGCGCCGTTGGCATATAACCATGCGTATTGTGTTTCCGTATCGGTGACGGAGCCGGTATAACGCCAGGTGTGCGTTAAGTCAGATGGGAAGCTGTCAAAATGTAGCTGCCCATCCGCGTATACTCCGATACACTCGGATTTATCATCAATCGACTGAAAGTACATTTTAATCCAGAATAGCTTGTTCGTCTTCGGGGAGTAGGTCTTCGGGAATGAGATTGGGTGTATCGTCTGGATCTTTGTCTTCCAGTTTTAATCTTTCCTTGAGAGCTATATCGGCATAGCGATAGTTTGAAGGATTTGTGGTGTCTTCTTTTCTCATAATCTCCATCTCTTTGTGAAGTTCTTTAACCTTATTAATATAACTGACCGAGCCGATTTTGTCAAACTCTTTATTTATAATTGCTTCTAAATAGTTGGTCAAGGCTGTTGGATAGCCCTGTGCTTTGGTGAGTGAGATTACCTCTGCGACTATTTCGGCCATGGCCGGATCAGTGAGTTCGGGCCTTTCTTCATAAAGCCTCAAATATGCATAAATTCGAACAACCTTTAGCGCGCCTGTATTGGCCAATAATTCGTTAACGGTGTATTCTTGTGGATAAACCTTTTTTGCGCGTGTTGTGCCATTTCCGCACTCTTCAAATTCACTGTAAGCACTTACTTTGCATGAATTATAAAGGGCTAAGAGGGTACTAGCAAAGTTCGCCAAATCTATAAAGCTTGGATTACGATAAGCTTTTCGGAACAGGCCATGCATCCCAATGTACCTATACCGGGCTGCGATCTCCTTCATCGCATCTGATTCTAAATCTGCCACAATTCTCCAGGGTGTATTTAAGTCTACCATGAAGCCGTAGGAATTGCAAGTATTAATATAAAATTCCCAATTTTTGCTTTTAATAAACTTTTGCACCTTTTGGTTGTCGTCTTCATATTTCAAGTCTGCTATCTCTATAGCCAAGCCGCTGGCCATAATTGAACAGTCTGTACTCTTAATAAATCCAGGATAGGTAAAGCGAGCAGAGCGACAACTTGTTTTCAAAATGGGAATTAATAATTCTAGAAATTCATCAAAGTTCGAAAAGTACATTTTCTGTGATTTGAAGAGTTTTGCGATCTTTTCTATATATCGTCGACGATGATCAGAATATAATTCTTGAGGTGACTCATAGGCTTTATATACAATTAACTTGCTCAAATACGGATCATTTGTCGCAATTTGTGACATTACTGCTTTTTTCTCAAACTGTCGAGACATCTCATTGAAAATATCCGCCACGAAATTGAGAGCTTTCGTTGGACGCACTGGGTTGAGAGGGTTTTTTAAGGACTTGAGAGCCGAGGGTTTTAGCACAATGGGTTCTAAAGATTTTCCCACTCGGCCATAAAGCGCCTTTTCTCCGTAACTAAAATCAACTACATTTTGCAGTGATTTATCTTTAACATAGGCCCAATAATACAACCTCTTTTGAAAAAGATCTTTTGTTGACTCTTTGTTATTATTTACAAAATATTTAGACATTATGTTGTTCCTGCTTTAGTACCATGGTACCCAGCCATCCCACGGCGTGATGTTGTTGTCCACGAAGCGCGTGACGATATTTCTTTCATCTGGCGAGCCTGCTGCGGCGTCGGCGCGATCCTCAGAATAGTTGGCGCAGCGCCGAGAGGTGTCGTTAGTGCCCGTGCTGGTATCGCGAGTTGACCGGCACGATTCTTGAAGTTCTGCTTCTGCTTCAATCTGATTTACCCACTTGGCTGTAATTTTAGTATTCGCCTTTCCTGGGCCGAATTCGTGCTCAGATCTGATAATCATATAATATCCTCCAATGCCCAACTCGGTAAGTGTTATCTTATCAATATTATAGCCCGGGTCGAAGCCGGCGGGATCTACATAAATATATGTACCAGGATAAGTGTTAATATTGGCGTAAGAGTCAATTTCGACATCATAAACCACTCTTAACTGACGCAATCCATCGTATCCATCTTGTTCAAAACGAACCTCGGCTAGACCTCTTGTTTGTGTTTTAGAAAGAGAAATATTTTTAATTAGCCCGCGTGGGCGCCCTAATAAATAATGAAAGATTCCCCGGGATTCGTCTCCCGGCACTCTTACACCATCTTCCATATAATCATGCCTCTTTCCTTTCATTTTCTCTATAGGTTGGATTTGGCCAGCAAAATAAACAAAGTAATTAAATTCATGATCTGGCGGTATAGACGTACGTGCGCCGGGGGGTCCTGAAAGATATAAAAGGGGTTCGCGACCAGAGACAAGCTGTAAATCTGGCACTCGGGCTCTTTTTTTGGTGGTCAGCGGCATTAATGTCTGCGGGTCTCGGAGAACAGATTGTTCTCTTTCGAGGCCCGTTTGGGCTATTTTCATCGAAAGCACATCATAATCCGAACTGGGCGACCAACTACATAGGGAGGCTTGTTGAGCGCGAACCTTAGTTTTCATATTTCTAAAGCACTCTCTGCTATTTAAGAAGTCTCTGACGAACTCGTTCATTATGTCATTCAAAAATTTTGTAAGAGAATAAAAAGTATCTTCTTTCTGGAGCATTTTCTCGGTCATATATTCAATAAAATATTTTACTGAAACCGGGATATCACCGAATGTCGCATTAGTTATTGCGCTTGAAGATCGAGAAGGAGAATTAGCAAATTCTACAGGCCCCAGCACTATTCTCATTCTTTTAAAATTATCTAAGGCAATCTGAAATTGTTTTCGTTGTTGTATACGTGCTGCAGAAGTAATCTCAACTTTAGAGCCATTGGCCAGAGGAACTTCTCGGATGTTCATCAAGGCGCCACTTCCACCATTATCACTTAATGCCTGGAGTTCTTTATCGATATTAATCAAAATTATATCAATCAGCCTGCCAAGAAAAAAATAAGACACTGTTTCACCAGTCGCCGGGGAGGATAATAAGGCGGCCGCGATTTCATCATCACTAGTATCATCGTCTGACGCTTCGCCTTTTTGGTTAGCGAATTCGGCCAATCCTCGGTCAATACTGTCTTTGAGGTCCGTTTGAGCCGCGGCGTAACTTCCCCTTGTGTTAACAAGCCTCTGTACTTCGTTCATGGCCGTCGCGTCGTTAGTGAGAAGATATGACTGTAAGTTAGTATAGGGCATTGTTAAATAATGAATGTTATTCCCATCCATAAGACACTTAATAAGCCAACTCAAAGCGTCTCGCTGGTTGAGTGCCACATGCTTTTTGAAATCCTCTTTAATCTCTGACACGATGTTGGAACTTTCATCTCCACATTTCTTACTTACAGCATCTAGGGCTAACGATAGTTTAAGTCTTTCAATAGTTACCAAGGGCGATACAGTATCCTTGAGGTCAGGCCGGCTCGCTTTGTCGACCTCTGCAGAGGCGAAAATATTAAAGTTCTTATTATCAAAGAATTCTTCTATGTATGCCAAATAATTGATATTCATTACCACCTGGCCCGTTTCATCAAAATCAAAATTATGCACTGTTGGGGTTAAATTAAGAGTAACAAAACTGTTTCGTATCGCAGCGAGTGCGTCGGGGCCTATTAGGGCCGCGGCATGATTGTCGATGGGGGCGTAACCTACCTCCGCTCTTAACCTAAAGTTGAGGTCGGCAAGGTTTTCATTCTGTTCTCGGAGATCCTGAGTATCGCCGCACCCAGTCGGATTTGCAGACCCAACATGGTGGGCGCGGCCGGTTTTAAGAGCTAAATCTGTATACTTATAGTTGCGCGAGCCTGTGGATGCATCACTATCGAGACGAACATAAGAAGATCTCCTATCTCTCACAAGCTCACGAAAGTTAGACCCAAAGATTTTAAGGTTTGCTTTAATACTCTTTTTAACAGAAAACGGATTACTGCCCTCATAAGAGAAGACAAAACTCTTGATTCCTGCTCCGGAGCCGCGGGAGCCGGCGTCACTGGTAAAATTAGTTAAATCATTTGCCGTGAAATGTGAATCAAACTTCATCTCCACTTGATAATCGTCGTTACCAAATTCATCGTATACTACCTTATAGAGTCTTATAGAGGGCTGTAAGAGAGATAATTGGCTATTTTCGATATTAACCAAATGTTTTAATTTCGGACTTAACGTCATCTTGTTCAAGAAGCCGTAAGCATCTCCACCTACCAAAAGACTAGCGTTAGCTGCTCCTACGGCTTTCCAGCTACCTGTCGCTGGGAGAGCAACATAAGGAAGGCGCTTTTTATTATTCTTCTCCCCATCTTCCTTGATTTTTTGATTAAGAAAGATGTTAATATAATTTAAAAAGAAGCACTGCTCTTTAAATAAAACGTTTCTCTTATCAGTCGAATCTCGAATCTGATCGGCCTGTTGGGCTACATTTGTAAGTTGCAGATCGCGTCTGAGGAGATCCAGCGAAGCCTGTAAGGCTTCTCTGCGGGCGGTGAATCTCGGGTATTGTGATGGATCGAGCGGCTCTATGCCTGTGAGAAGTGCATCGACAAAATCATCGGTCATTGCATCTTTGGCAAAATTCTTAAATTGGCAACCTATGGCAGCTGCCATTTCTGTAGCTATCTGGTCATAAGCGTCCTTGAAACTAGTGATTTTATCGGCGAATTCAGGGTCAATGGGGCGAAACAAGCTTGCTATAGCTTCGAGATTCTGGGTACCGATGTCGGTGGCGGGCCTCACTATGCCTGAAAACACCGGGATTTCGTTGACGCCGGATAGGCCGGCCGTACGCTTAGACATAAAGCTGCCGAGTTCTACGTCGAAACCCAGATCTTTAGTTTCTCGGCGCCCAACTTGATCAATTATTGGGGCGCCTCGATACACTGTGTTTTCGTAGTCTGACGAGTCCGCGGAAGCCTCGTAATCGGCATATGTAGGCGCTGTTTTGAGCAGTTCCAAGGTCTGTTTCAGCCCGGCTAGCCCGCTAGCAATCGCAGTCGCGTAGCCTATAGGATATTCCGAGACATCATCAATGAGGCGGGCGTGGTCCGTGAGGGTTTCGCCCGGGACAAACAGCTCGAAGCCATCCGCGACATATTCCAATACCATGGTGTACTTCCAGCCGGCAACCTGACGGTCGTCGATTTCTACTGGAGTCGATGCGACTCGCGGGGGATAATTAGGATATGGAAGTTTTGAACGGTCTGTGTCTGCAATAATTCTATTATAGGGCTTGCGGTCATACAGCGCGTCGACTGGTGTCATCTTGCCGAGTTCTACGGCTGCAACCATTCGGTGTGACGCGTCGCGTATCGATAGTGGTACGTCTTCGTCGGTCAGTTCGGGGTACATTAAGTCCGGACGACTGGCAATGGATAAATTCGGCTGACTTATGGTGTCGGAAAAAGTAGTCCCAAATATGCGCTCTGACATTCCCTGCAAGTTGACAAAAGCGCTTTCCAAGTTTTGAACTCTGCGCGGCATAGCATCCAGACACTCTCGAAGCGACGCCGCGGCATCAAGATACGCCTGGCTAATACTTCCGGACTGCTTCTGCAGGGACTCTACTTCTCTCGTGAGAAGGCCCGATGGAGAGTCTGTGCGCTTGCGTGCATGGCTCTGCAGATCCTCTTCTGTGGCTGTCCCCATGATAATTCTTAGGCGCACCTCGGTTTCCATGTAAGTCTCGGAGACTTCTTTGAGCGCTGCAGGGATTTCTGTGTCGTCGAGGTCGGTTAGCTCTCGGCGACCGGGCCAATGGGCGTCGTACCAATCATTAGCAGCCTCGTTCACTGCGGTGGCGGCTTCGGCATCACTAGCATATTCGGTGTAAAATCGAGCGTCGATAATCTCCGTCATTGCTTTCAACGCCTCCGCGTTTGCCGCATCCGAGAAGTCTTGGTTGGGGGAATATGTAGGAACTTCGTCCTGGTTCGAAGGGCGGTCACTGCCCTCGCTTGAGGCCCCGGGGGGGTATAATCCATCCTGCGCCATACTAGTAGCTCCTCAAGAGTGTCAGCGCTTCTTGAAGATCGAGCGGAATCGCGAGCATATCGCCCTTGCGCACCGTCACTTCTGTGGGGTAGCCGTTGTACCATGCGATTACCCACCAATATTCTGGATCACCGTAATATTGAGCAGCGAGCTTGTAAAACCTGTCTCCAAATGTCCATAGATGCTTAGTAGTCTGGATATTAGCACGTTCGGCTACGGTTGGATTGTGGAGAATCGGCGTAGCATAGTGAACTATATTGTTCTTAACCTGGCGGCCTTCACGCAGGAACTCGTAAAAGTCGTTATTGTTGTTTATAATTGGTGTAAATTTATATCTTGGCATTTTTTAGGTCCTATTGCGTTAATTCGAGTATCGATTCAATATTTGCCTGGTACGACTCAGCAGTCGACCCGGGAGCAGATCTTCCATCGTCGCCGGCG